TTTGAAATAAAATATACTTCTTCTTGCAAACTCTTCTCTATGAACTTTACCAAATGGAAACTCATCTCTTAGTGTATCGTGATAGGATTTAGCTATGTAGAATAAATGATATCCATCTTCTAATACTTTATTATTTGGAACAGTATCAAGTTCTAAGTTTAATGCGTCTTTTAAAAACTTCATTGGTTGTAACCAAGTTTGACCATCATTAGTTAGTATGTGTCTAAACTTTTTATCTAATGGTTCTCTTTGAAATCCTTCACCGACATCATCTCTATCTAAATAGATTGTTTCGTGTGCTTTTTCAGGATAAAATCTCCAAGGTTCTTTTGCATTCCAAATCCAAGTTCTGAAATACATTACACCAGGTCCTTGACATGGTACATTCCAACTTTGAACTGAAGTATCGTTAAATACAGACCAATCAAAATCATCATCAACTTGTAATCGTTCATCTGCGTCAACTCTTAAAATCCAATCACACCCATGGTCTGCCTCTAATGCCGTTCTTATACAATGGTCTCGATTTATACCATGCCCCTTCCACCAATCTAATTGGTATAAAAAACCAGGTATTCCTTTTTCTTTAAAAAAGTTTTTAATTATATCTTGAGTTCCATCAGTTGAACCATTATCTTGAATAACCCAATAGTCAATATATGGATAAACACTCTCTAACATCCTTTCGATGACATGAGCCTCATTATTAACCATTGTGTTAAAACAAAACTTTGCAGTTGTGTTCTTCATAACTAATTACTAATTTTTAAGCAGATAAATACTCATTAAGATTTTTAACACCAATGTGTCTTTTAACTTCTTGTCCACCTTCCAATAATACTACTGTTGGTACACTTCTGATTCCATACTTCTGTGCGAAGTCTGGTTGTTCATCTACATTTACTTTTTTTACAGGAATAGTGTTACTCACTTGTTCCATTACGGGGCTCAACATCTTACATGGACTACACCATGGTGCTGAAAAATACAAATATTCTTTCATTTTATTTACCTATCTTAACCATCGCAGGATACACAATCAGGGTCCAATGCTCGTGCTGCGATATCACCACGAAGGACGGACTCTGTTCTCATATAATATAAAGTTTTAATCCCTTGTTTCCATGATTCCATAGTGACTTGATTAATCCACTTTGGACTTGCTTCAGATGGAAACGCCAGATTTAACGAAACTGATTGGTCAATATATTGTTGTCTAACGCCTGCTTGTCTAATTAATTCTAACTGATTAATTTCTTTGAAAGTCTTAAATACATCTTTGACCCAAAACACTTGGTCTTTATCAAATGCCTCTTGAGGAATGTCTTCTCTTTTTAAGAGTTTTCCATCTACATATCCCCAATCATCCAATTCTTTTATATCTTGAACTGAACCACCATCTTCTAAAACTTTATCCCAAGTTGCTCTTTTATTTATACCCACTTTTCTAAATACCTTTTCTAACTCAAGGTTTTTGCGGATGAATGTTCCCTTTGCCGTTTGTTCCGTAAATACATTGGAAGGCCAAGGTTCTATTCCTGCGGATACATTACCACTTAATTTAGAATTAGAAACAGTAGGAGCAATTGCTCTTAAGTGTGTGTTTCTAAATCCACTATCTTTACACCATAATGGTTCACCATACTCGGTAGCTAAATCTCTACTTGCTCTTTCTGATTCTATCTTCAATTGAGAAAAAATCTTACGAGTTTCAAATTGAGCAGGTAATCCTTCAAATGAAATACCTTTTCTTTGTAAGTAAGTATGCCACCCAAGAACACCTAATCCTAATGCTCTACCTTTTTCTGCTGAACGAACTGCGTTTTCAAAACCTCTCATATTTTTTGCTTTCTGTAAAAACTCTGAAAGGACACCATCTAAGAAATAGATTGATGTATAAATTAAGTCTGTATCTTTCCACTCATCGTATTTTGCTAAGTTGAGTGAGGATAAACAACAAACAAAACTATGTGATTCATCCGTATGTAGTACAATCTCAGAACAAATGTTTGTCATAAACACTTTTAGTCCATTATCTTTATACATTTCAGGATTTGCTTTGTTTACATTACCCTTAAACATTATATAAGGTTCACCTGTAGCTTTTCTCTTTTGAAGTACTTTACCCCATCTTCTTCTTGCTTCAGGTACACCATCTTCTAATTTTCTCATGAACTTATCACCAACAACAATACATTGATGTAGATTCATACATTGTCTGTTTACATCACCTTTAGGTTCTCTGATTTCAATCCATTCATCAAAATCATCATGTTCGATGTTTAGATTTACAGATGCCGCACCTCTTCTAACTGCACCTTGATTTGTTGCAAGGATTGTAGAATCGTAAATCTTACAAAATGGTACAACACCATCTGATGTTCCGTTTTGTGTAATATTAGAACCTGCAGGTCTAATCTGATTTACACCAATACCAACACCACCACCATGTTTTGCAAGTAACATCATTTCTAAGTTTTTAGTACCAATCTCGTAGATACTATCACCTACATCAATACCAAAACAACTAATTGGTAATCCTCTATCGGTGCCAGTATTAGATAATACAGGTGACGCTAGATTTAACCAACCTTTCCATATGTAATCAAAAAACTTTGACGCAAGTTGTGGTTTGTTCAGTCTTCTTGCGACTGCCGTTGATACTCTCCAATATGCGTCTTTGGGTTTTTCGCCAGGAAGTAAATAACCATTAGATATTGTTTTTACATATATTTCGGTGTTTGCCCAAACGGGAAAATCCACACCAACTTCCCAACCTAAATTTTCTGCGTGATTCTTCATAACTACTTTTTAAAATATGTCGTCCCAATCTTCACCTTCATTTGCCTTACTATAATCAGTAGGTCTGATAGCGAAGAAGTCCGTATGTGTTTGTCCACCTGTTAAGTGGTAGAACCAATCTAAATTACCTGCTTTCTCTTCATCAAAGTCAAAGATACCATCGTATCCTAATTCTTTTAATTTAGAATTTGTTCTTGATTTTATAAATTCTTTTAGGTCATCTGCTTTTAGATTTTCCAAGTCACCCATCTCAAACATCTTATCAATGTACTTCAACTCAAGTTCAACGATTAGTTTAGCCGCCTCTTCGATTGAATCTTTACATTGGTCCAATAATTCAGGGTATTCCTCACACATATGTCTAAATAACTGACATCCCATCTTAGAATGTAGAGATTCATCTCTTACACTCCATTTCATTTGCTGGCCAATACCTTTTAACTTATTTCTCATTTGGAATGAATAAAGTACTGCGAATGAGGAATATAACGCCACACCCTCTGTAAACGCTGAGAATATAGCGAGTGATTTTCCTACTTCTTTTCTTGCCTCTGCATTATCTTTAAGGTCTTCCCAAGTATATCTGTTTGTTATACTTGCAAGATTCTCAAATCTTTCTGCAGTCGCTGGTTCATGTAGGAATGCTTCAAAGTCTTCTAATCCAAGAGACTCGTTTAAATATGAATATGCAGTTGCGTGAATGGTTTCTTGTGAACCAAACATCATTGCCATTTGTTTTATTTCATGTTTTGGAAACCATTCTGTCACCCAACCTGTCCAATAATCTGATACTGCACATTCGGTTTGTGCGAATCCAAGTAAGATATTACCGACTAAGTTTTTTTCTTCTGGTGTAAGATGTTCATTCCAATCTTTGATGTCACCTTGCATTGGAATCTCTGTATGTAACCAAAATGCTTGTGCTTGTTTTAACCAACCTTCTGTGTAATACTCAGGGTACTCAAAAGGTTTAAACGGAATACGATTATCAAATAATCCCATAGTAATTTTATAGATTTTAAATTAAACTTTTATGTTATAGTCGGTGATAATATATATGATTAAAAATCTATATCACCCGACATTTCTTTATATTTTTGCGCTAATTCTTTTCTTACTAAACTCTCCCCTTGTTTCATCTGGTTAGTAGTTCTTTTACCATCAATGGAATCGTCATTGTAAATATGAATTTGACCTGTTGAGAAGTTTGCCTTAGATGGGAATGTCATTCCATCAGGACCAAACCTATTTTTGATTACATGCCATCTACCCGTACCTGCGAGTTTATCTTCTATCTTTCGAGATAAAGATACCACGAAATCAGCGGTCATCATTTTTGAAAATGAACCTGCTATTTTTGTACCTGTGATTATGTCATCCTCTGCACCACTTCTATTAATTTGTGAAGCAGTATAAACAGGAACTTCATACTCACCTGCCATACCACGAAGGTCTTCAATAATTTCTTCTAACTCTTCGTGTCTCTTTTCTTTTGTAGGCCCTCTCAATAAATCTGCATAATCTACAATCACTACATCAGGTCTTTTACCTTGTAGAATCATCTTGTCCATATGAGCCTTTAATGAAGTTACACTTGCGGTTTTGGTTGGATAATGTTTTACAACTAAATCACCTTTTACGGATTGTACTGATTTCGTAACATCTTCCATGTTGTATTTTAGATTTCCCACTGCAACACCACTTAGTACCGCATCGTATCGTTGTCCAACATAACCTTCATTTAATTCAAGAGTATAGTGTGCAACTATCTTTCCTGCTTTCATTGCGTTAACCCCAATGTTTACTAAGGACCACGATTTACCAATGCCAGGTGGAGCTGCGAATAAAACTAACTCACCCTTACCAAAACCACCTTGTGTAATTTCATCAATAACTTGCCAACCAGTAGAAACCACATTTCTTACTGTATCTTCATATCTTTCTACAATCATAGATTTGTATTCGTGTCCGATATCAGAGTCTTGACCTGCTTTCATCGCAGTGTCAATGTTTTTCTTTATCATATCGTACTTACCACTCTCTAATAGTGGTACTGAATCTAAGATTGCGTTTTTGATAGATTGATTTTTACAGAAATCAAGGACTTCTTCTTTTACAAACTCCAAATCATCACTTTCTAAATGATTCCAAGCAAATTTTAATGTATCAACTACCGAAGTTTTTAATACATCTCTTTCTATTGGATTTATTTTAACTTTGAGAACATCTAAGGTTGGCATTTTCTCAAATTCATTAAAATACTTTAGGATTGTTTTTACTAACCACTCAGACGCTTCAGAATCAAAATATTCAGGTTTCATAATATCATAAATCTGTCTTGTAAAAGACCTATCAGATAATATACAAGATATAATTTTATTCTGAAATGAGGTGCTAAATTTACTTCCTAATTTTTCCATAGTTTACTAATATACAAAATTATTCTGACTTATCAAAGTGATTTCTAAGATAATTGTCTAACGATGTAAATGAATTTCTTAACCAAGAATCTACATTTGCAAATGCAGTATATAATTTATCATACATAAACATTTTTTTAAACTCTACTAAGTTTAGTTCTGGTTTATGTGTGTCCATTAAGTCTCTAACATTTGATTTTATAGATGATGATATATCGGGGTCAGCCAATTGCATGAGACCATAATTCATATTAATAGTATCTAAATTGTTTTTAAGTTTTTCTGACAATTTGTCATCACACTCTGAAGAACATTTCTCAATGAATGTGTCTAAAGAAAGTTCATTTTCAGTTAAAAACTTCATTTTAGATTCTATTGTTTTGATACCAACACCATTTACACCTTTTATATTGTCGGATTTATCGCCCATAAGAACTCTGTAAAATATTAGATTTTGTGGAGTTACTCCATAATCTTCTACAACTTCTTTTTCGGTGTACATTTTCTTTTTTGTTGGTGTAAAAACCTGAATCCTTTCATTTACTAATTGTAAAAAGTCCTTATCAGATGATAAAATTGTTACTTCTTTTTTAAAGTAGTGATTTGCCAAGTATGCAATTATATCATCTGCCTCAACATAATCTATATAAGTCATTGTGATAGGTAGTATCTGTAAATATTCAATGAGTCTCTTGAATTGATTTCTCATTGATACTTGTTGGTCTTCTAAGTCTTCATATCCTGCAAGTCTATTTAACTTAGTTAAACCTGTTCTACCTTCCTTATATCCTTTATATACGGACTTTCTTCTATTTGAACCACCCTTTCCGTCAAAGACTATAATAACACGAGTTGGTTTTAATCTTCTAATCGTTGCAGCGGTGGACAAGAGAAAACCTGTCACACCACCACAATGTTCACCATCATCATTCAAAGCAGGTACTGCTCCAAATACTCTAATGAATTGATTAAGACCATCAATGATAAGAACTCTATCATTAAGGGATTCGTTTTTTGTTGTATTATGTTCTTTGTTTACTTCTTTGAGTAATTCTTTGTATCTGTTAATCATCAAAATCTGTTACTTCAACATTATCAATATTTGCCTCTTCACTTGATTGTTTGTAAGCCATAATATATGAATTACAAATCTCATTGTAAATAGACTCTTTTAGTTCGGGTCTTTCTTCGAGTATGTCTTCCCAATTCTTAGCTTGGAATTTTATTTCCTCACCTGTTTCTTTGTCGACATAAGTGTACCATGCACCACTTTGAGTTACCAACTTATATGTTTTCATCATTTGTAACCATGAACCATAATTGTCGATACCACTATCAAAGTAGATATCATAGTCAACTGAACGAAGAGGTGGCCCCATTCTATTCTTGATAACTTGAGCACGAGTCTTGATACCAACTACTTGGTCTACTCCACCAATTTTAGATTTAAGTTGTCCCATTGATTTTAACCTAATTCTACAAGAAGAGTGGAATGCAATTGCTTTACCACCACTTGTAGTCCAAGGGTCACCAAAAGAAACACCCACTCTTGTTCTTAATTGATTTGTGAAAATTAAAGATATTCTTTCTCTACCTATAAGATTTGTAATCTTTCTCATAGCTTTAGAAATAATAATCGCTTTCTGAGTAGCGTAACCTGCTTGGTCGTAGTCTGCAGATATCTCTACTTTAGTTGAAGCACCTGCGACAGAATCCACTACAATAGTTACTAGCTTTTTCTTGTCTGATGACCTTACTGATTCTATAATTGAATCAATACCTTCAAAGATATCTTCAACAGTTTCAAGAGGGACATACAACATTTTTTGAATGTCAACTCCAATCGCTTCTAAGAAATCAGTATTACACGCGTTCTCAGTATCTATATAAACACCAAGACCACCTTTTTTCTGAGTATCTGCGATTGCGTGAGCTGCTAAAAGTGATTTACCACTTCCTTCTAAACCTGTAATCTCTGTTAGTCTACCAACTGGTAATCCACCATTTGGTCTGTTTGATATTGCCAAATCTAACATAGGTGAACCTGTCGAAATCCAACCATCAAGGTCGGTAGGAGTTTGTTCACCACCATCCAAGAAGTAAGCCACCTTGTGGGCGGACTTAAACTTCTTGTTGAGGTTATCAGCTAAGATTGAAGATAGTTCATCACGAACCGATTCTTTCTTCTTCTTTGCCATAGATTATTCGTTAAATAAGTCGTCAAACGCCTCTTTTACATTACTCGCTGGGGAAGTTGTAGTTGTAGTTTCTTTTACTTCAACTTTAGGTTCTTCTTTTTTATCAGAAACTTCACCTGTATCCAACCATTCTTTTAACATTCCTTCCATTTCTTCATAAGAAACTTTTTTGAACATATCACCAAGAACGATTTGGTCTTTAGCGGTTTCTAATATTTTCTTGTCCTCTGAGATAGCTGATGTATTTGGTTTTACTCTGATGTAAGTCTCAGGATAAGTTTTACCTAATTCTGCAGCAGTTTTAAATTCTACTGTTACATCTCTACCATTTACGGGGTCAGTTAAATCACCATAATCAGGGTCAGCGAAGAATCCAAGAAGTTCTTGGTATACATTCTTACCGAATCCCCAAAACTTAACACCTTCAGACTCTTCACCTCTAACGAGGATAGGAACATAAGTTCTCATCTTTGGAGTTAACTTTCTTGAAAGTTGGTAATCATTCCTATCACCTGTTGCTTTCAACTTTTCTGCAAACTCTAAGATAGGGTCTGCTTCACCAAAAGAACTTGGACTGATAATATTCTTACCACCAAATCCAAAATGGAAATAAAGTTCAATGAACGGGTTAGAGGGATTGTGAACATAAGGAAGAATCCTTACTTGTTGTTTGCCGGGTTGTGGTTTCCACAAGTTGTCGGTCTTTGTTACTTTGGTCTGAAGAGAGTTCAGACGATTGCGGATTGCGTTTAAATCAATTGCCATAATTTACCTTTTTTAATTATTATTTATTAAGTTAGTCACTAATATACAACATTTGGTTGACAAATCCAAATGTTTTTTCATTTTTTTTATTTTGCAGTTATCACTACTCATATAAATATGTAAAAATATTTAATTAACTGCGTTCTAAGCGTTTTTCTAAGTCTAAAAAAAATCTCTGGTCCTCAGAGTCAACCCATGACTTTTCACCCATTTCTTTATTTATTT